CTTCTCTTTCTCCATGGAAACATTCATGGAAGCATTCAATAACTAATCGCTATGGCGATCCAAGCTTTGACATTGAAGTGACAAGCTACAAGGCAACTATATACGAAGTTGTCGAGGACTTTGCTTGCTATTTGATGGGCTGTGGTTACTCCCGTTCTCTCATTGTTGATGCCTTCAATGCACAAGCAGAAGAGTTTTCGGACCTGCTGAAAAATGTTGACGAACAGACGGACGCTGATTGATGCCTGCCATGAAGCATTCTGGAGCTTTCCTGACGATACGCTTAGCAGCGACCGTCGTATTGCTGCTGTTCTGGCCACGGTGGCGGATTCAATGCTAAGCGGACAACTTGCCTTGCACTCCAAAACAGACACCTGTCAATTTTTCTATGACATCGCTCACTCCTGTAATCTTGTCCGAGTTGAAATGGGTTCAAAACAAAACAATGCCAACAATTGATGATTTAAATTTTTTCACATCAAAATGCCTTGAGCACAATGAATCAATTGGGCTTGATCCAGATTTACTGCATAATGCACATCATCCAACACCCAAGTGCTTTGGCGGAACGGAAACAGTCAAATTAACCACATCTCAACATGCGGCCCATGGAGTGATCCAATCTTGCGTTATGAATCATCCTTGTATTTGGAGCTGGGAACAAGTATTTATAGAGCATGACTGGCCAGAATTATTGGATTTATTTCATGAGTGGATGACCATTAAAAACAAGAAAGCTGGATCAAAAGGTGGTCAAGCTTTATCTTTTGAGCAGTATTCAAATGCAGGAAAAATTGGAGGATCAATCGCAGGAAAGAAAAATGTCAAATCTGGCCACTGGAAACAGTGTCAAGCGGCGGGCACAAAAGAAAGCTTTCGCTATAAATATGCCTGTCTAATTACGGGATACTGCGGTTATCCCATGCATGTATCTTGCCACCAAAACAAGCTTGGTATTGATACAAAAATGCGGATTCGCCTTGTCCCTCAAGTCTTAAAGGAGCAAAAAATTGCCTGATATTGCAATGTGTACGGGCAACGAATGCCCTGTCAAGGAAGATTGCTGGCGTTACATGGCGCCCTCTGATCGCTTCCAAAGTTATTTTGCAACGCCGCCTTGCACGGAAGAGGGCTGTGAGTATTTCTGGGACATGAACGAAAAATAGTGCCCTGTTACGATCTATGTCTCGACGCCCTTTCGATGCCTTCTCTCGTCCGCTACGAACCCAATCGGATACAGCTCAACGGCAAGCGGAATTACGTTTTGAACGGTTTTCCAAATGCCCCAGAAGGCATTGTTTTGCCCTCTGTGACAACTATTGCGAGCGCGTGTTCGCCGCCTGGCAAGATTGCAGCGCTCATGAACTGGCGCAAGAAAGTGGGCAATGAAGAAGCGAATCGTCGCACACGCTCTGCCGTAGAACGTGGCAACTGGCTCCATGGCGTGCTGGAGGATTTCTGGAATGGCGAGGACATCAACTGCCACCTTGATTCCCATCCATCGTTCGTTCCTTATTTCGACAGCATTGCCAACTTTCTAACTAGCGTGGCCAGTCCTTTGTTGGTGGAAAGTGCCATTGCTTGGTATTGCCCCTCCACTGAAACTGGCTACTCAGGCACGTTTGATATGCTTGCCACAATGGGCAATGGCAATGTTGCTTTGCTTGATTGGAAAACAAGCTTTAAGCAGAAGCCTGATACTCAACTAGGCGACTATCGCATGCAGCTTGGCGCCTATGCACAAGCCATTGAGCAGATGTATGGCATTGAAATCAATGAAGCGCATTGTGCTATTGCCATTTACGATCCAGACAATGGAGAAGGCCAAGAGGCTCAAATTGTGAGTCTTGACGGCACTGACCTTGCCATGCAGGCAGGGATCATGGCTCAAAAGACTCAACAGTATTTCCTTGAGCACTACCCAGGCGGACGCCCCTTAACCATTTCTATGGATAGGGGAGCTTGACTCCTCGTCTGCACCAGCTATGCTTCTAGAGCCCCTCCAGGGCCGACCAATCTCCTTCTGAGGAACACTACATGCCCTCTGGCAATCTCCCCGTTTTTAGCGGCACTGTCGATCTCACCCCCGACATTCTGAATGCAGCCAAAAAGGCTGGTCCCAATGCACAAGGAAACTACAGCTTCCGCGTGGCACTGTGGAACAACGACAAGCGTGACAAGGACACTGCCCCCCATTTCAAGGGACAAGTGACTGTCAACAAGATGGAGAATAGCCCTAAGGCTTATTCTTCCTTCTGGCAAAACGGCGAAGCCGCAATGGCTTCATCTTCGTCTAGCGACGATTTGTTCTGACGCCTTCTTCCATCGTTGTTTCTTGGGGGCGGCAACGCCCCTTTTCTTTCATGCTTCTCAACGACAAGCAAATTAGCATTCTCGCTGAAAACGACATCATCTTTCCTTTCACTGGAGAGAAGCGTCGCGAGCTGGACAATGGCACGAAAGCATTGTCTTATGGCCTGTCTCATGCTGGATACGACCTGCGCCTTTCCCCGGAAGGTTTTATGGTCATCGACAACAGCGTCAGCAAGGACTTCCCTCTTGACGTGAAGGATTTCGACACGGAGCTGATGGAAGAGCAAAAGCCTCGTCAAGAAAACGGCAGCACGTTTTTCGTACTTCCTCCCTTTTCCTACGCGCTTGGCGTTAGCCTTGAACGCATCTCGATGCCTAACAATGTGATGGGCATCACAGACGGGAAGTCAACGTATGCACGTCAAGGAACCATCATTAACGTTACGCCAATTGAGCCTGGCTGGTCTGGCTATCTCACTATTTGTATTGTTAATCCCCTGGCTTTTCCAAGCCGCATCTATGCCAATGAAGGGATAGTACAAATTATGTTTATGAAGCTCGATGATGATGTTGCTAGCGCCTATGGCGATGGCAAATACCAGAATCAGCAAGCTAAAGTGGCCTTTGCTGCTGTATAGCTTGTGAGCGCTCTCGAAGATCAGTTTCTTGGGCTTTGGCAAGCTCACTATCCCGACCTTTCATTGATCAGGGAATTCAGCGATGTAGAAGCTTGGGAGGCTGATTTTCAAGAGCGCTACGCCAAAAGCAAACGCTCAAAACGTTACAGGGCAGATTTTGCACATCTTCCTTCTCGCTCTCTCATTGAAATACAAGGCGGCACTTTTAATCGTGGCCGTCATGTTACTGGCTCTGGCTATGAGCGAGACGCCAGGAAATTCAACCTAGCAATGCTATGTGGTTGGAAAGTATTTTTGCTTACTTCCCAAACGGCCAAAGAAATCGCCTGGCTTGAGAAGATTGCTGCTGTTCTGCGAATGTCTTGATGGCTTCACCAGCTTCGCCAAGCAAAGCGTCTGCTGCTTCTAGGTCCATTTGCTGAATCTGCATGGCTTGACGCAGTTCAAGGTTTTCCTTGACAAGCGAAGCAGTGGCATCTTGCATGTTGCTCCAGCCCTGCATCATATTCCATGCCACCTCCTTGAGCTTATCAATGTCGTTACATTCGTCCAATGCTTTCTTATTGGCGACAAGGGCAAAGTCCCTTTCCATGCTCCGTTCAAAAGGCCCCATTTCAGCAATGTAGTCACGTCCGTTGTAGCTTAATGCTACTGGAATGGAAAACATTCTTGACATAGGGCTCCCGTCGTTTGCTTTAGCCTAGCGATGCAGCGAAATGGCAGGCAGTTTGTTTACGCAGTGGACGATGGAAGGAAAGCCGAAAAGCTTGGTACGGCTTCCTTCAGAGCCCTCCCGAAAACACCAGTGTCCCACACTTGGGAAGTTGGGCAAACCGTCGTGTACGTACAATGCACAGCCGCCGGTTGGATGCCCACGAGTCTCTTGGGCACCATTGCCGCCATCGTGAAAGACGGAAGACAAACAAAAGCTCGCATCGTTTGGCACGCTGAAACGAAGGTGGCACTTATCATTGGCTTCCAGAGGCTCCGCCCTTTCCTGCTGGTTCATGACTTCCTCTCCTCTTCAAATCATTGATCCCCTCTGTGACGGTATTAGCTTTGTCAGGCTCATTGATTGGATGGGAACTTCGCTTGACATCGTTTGTGATGCGCGGCAAAGTTTCGATCAAGCCTCTTTTCAGTGGACTGATCAAGATCAAAAGCTTCTTAACTATTTGGTGAAGCATCAGCACACAAGTCCCTTTAGGGGAGTTGTCACGAAATGGCAAGTGAAAGCTCCGCTATTTATTGCTCGTCAATGGTGGAAGCATGTTATTGGTGGCACCTATGCCAATGATCAACTTGGCTGGAACGAAAAAAGCTTCCGCTATTGCGAAGCCGACGACGACACGTATTACATGCCTCGTGAATTTAGGCAGCAAAGCACCAGCAACAAGCAAGCCTCTGCCGGCCCTCTAGAGCCCTCTATGAACCAAGTGGCGATGATCGAATATGCCAAGGCATTAGAGCAGGTTAAGCAGGCTTATAGGGCTCTTCTGACGCTAGGCGTGAGCAAGGAGCAGGCTCGTGGCATCATGCCAATGAGCACATATACGTCGTTCACTTGGACCTGCAGCTTGCAGGCCCTGCTGCATTTCCTTTCATTGCGCGACAAGCCCGATGCCCAAGGCGAAATCCAATGCTACGCTCAAGCCCTGAGCACTCTTGCTCGCCCTCTCTTTAAAGAAGTGTTTCAAACATTCGAGGAAAATGGCAATGCCTTTTGAGCAGTCTCCTGAAGCTTTCCATCCAGTGGAGCGCCCCATTCATTACGCCAGTGGCGGCTTAGAAGCCATTGAAGCGATGGAAGCAAGCATGACGCCAGAAGCGTTTCGCGGCTTTCTCAAAGGCAACATTCTGAAATACGTTTGGCGCTACGAAAAGAAGAATGGTCTTGAAGATCTTGAAAAGGCAAAGTGGTATCTTGGTCAGCTCATCTTTGCCCTAGAAACTGATCAAGAAAGCGAAGCTCTCGCCGCCATTCAAAACAACATTGACAGCGGCTGTAAAGATGGCGTCTGCCCTATTCCTGGCATTCGTTTTGATCTGCCTCCAAAAGAAGGCGATCTATTCGCGCCAGTAGATAAAGCCTAAGCTGCTTGCCATTCCGTATAACAAAAGCCCCCAGAAATGGGGGCTTCTTCTTTTGACGGTGGAATGTAATAATCACGCTTCTCAGCAAAAGCTTCAATATCCTGCAATGAAGTGTGGGCACTGACAAAGCTATTGTGATGCACCCACGCCAGTAAAAGCTGTTCTCGTTTTTCGCTCCAAAACCTTTGTGGGCGCCACCATTCAAAAATAGGCTCCGCTCCTTTTAAGAGATTACAAGACTTACAACTTGGCACTAAATTATATTTTGCAAAATGAGGCCCGCCTTTGCTTTTAGGCACGATGTGGTCAATAGTTAGCTTCTCATTCCATTGTCCACAATACGCGCAAGCACACTGTCCAAGCGGGCCTCTTAGCGGATAGTCTTCAAAAATACTCTTGCGAAATCTACGTCTTGCGTCTCCAGGGCGAAGTTCAATGAGAGAGTAAAGCAGCTCATCGGGACCATTCGCTCTTGGCATGGTGCTATTAAATTTTCCTGCAAACAATCTAACCCGCAACAAGCGAATAATGCGCCTTTGCTAATATAAAAATTGCGGCAATCTCCATGGAACCATTCAAAGAAGGCATGGCCAATTTCGTGGCCACAATCACGGCTGGCATGCTTCTTTCCACTGGAGCTATGCTTATTACTGTTGGAAATCAACAAGCAAGAGTGGCAGTACAAATTGAAAGTGTCACTGAAAAACTTAGCGCTCTAACAGACAAAATGAGCGATATTGAAACACGAGTGCGCAGCCTTGAAATTAAACGCTAGGCTTTAAGAAACTCTCTTAGAGGACTAGCCATGTCTGGTGCAGAATGGTTCGTTGTTGGTGGCATCATCATTGCTGCTGCCGACCAAATTCTTGATCGTTCACCCTGGAAAAGCAATAACGTGCTGCAACTGCTTCTCGAAGGTTTGAAAACTGTTTTTCGCGTGAAGGACTGAAGCCATGACGGCTTCCAATAGGGGATTCTGGGATACCTGCTATACCATTGCTCGAAGGCATGGTGCGCGTTTCCCAGAGCTGGTTGCAGCACAATGCTGCCTAGAAAGTGGCTTCGGGAAGCATACTTCTGGCACTCATAATTACTTGGGATTAAAAGGCGATGGTACTAGGACCACCACGCAAGAGTGGTACGACGGTCAATGGGTGACAATTAAAGCAGGCTTCCTTGACTTTCCTAGTCTTTCTGCTTGTATTGAATATCTTATCACGCGATGGTATAAGGACTATCGTCAATTTAAAGGCGTTAACAATGCGCCAAATCGTTATGCAGCAGCACGTATGCTCAAGGAGCAATCGTATGCCACTGATCCAGAATATCCTGCAAAGCTTTCAAAGCTTATGAAGGAATATGCTCCAGAAACCACGCAATTTACCATGATTGGCCCTAAAAAACGTCCTCAAGACTTTGGCTTCAAAGCTGGCGATTCGCATTTAATTGTGAACGATGCAGTAGAAACCATGAAAGCTTTTTCCTATGAAGGAAAGCTGTTGTGGGAAATTCCTTGTCTCGCTCGTGGACAGTATAGTGATTTTGAATGGCGCATCCAAAACAGTGATTGTCCTCCTGGTTTGTATAAAGTTGGCGCTATTTATCGAGACTATGACAGAGTGGGTGACAAGCCTGCCTATGATCGCACGCTTATGGCTTATGGTTGGTACAGTTTTGACATGATTGATTTAGAGGGGCAGGAGAGAGATAATGGAAGGGCTGGTATCATGTTGCACGGCGGATCTAGTGCGCTCGGGTGGCCGGGCGCATGGGCTCCAAATCAAAAACTAATGCCAACGATGGGTTGTTGTCGTGCTCGCAATATTGATTTGCGCGACAAAATTTTACCATTAACAGAGAAGGGAGCTGTTTTTATTAGCGTTTTTCAAGAAGGTTAAATATGCTTCCAGCGTTCTCGCCTAATAATTTTCCCTATAGTCTGTTTGAAACAGCCCCACCAGCAGGTGCCAGTGAGGCTGTAAAGGCGCTAGGAGGAGAGTTGCGAATTACGTACCAGCTTCCCAGCTCAGAAGCGCCCTGAGGCGCTTCCATTTAGCAAGCTCCTTCTCGTGATAACCTTCCCACTCGCTAATAGCTTCGCTTAGCCCCTTGATGGCAACAGCCGGATCATCGTCCGTGAGCAGCTCTTGAAGAGCCTCAGAGATGTGATCCACTTGTTGCTTGTACCATTGGTCCTTAAAGGCATCCATGGAAGGAAAGACAAGAGCCCTTAGCTTAGCTGATCAAACCACTTCCACCCAGCCAATCATGCCTAAAGCTTTAGCGTTCACGTCAGTGTCCACGGTAAGAATCAACGTGTCGCTTTCGCCAGAAGCATTTTGCCCCAGTGCCAAGCGAATGGCTTCTGCCACTGCATAGTTATTAGCACTGCCCTGACTGACAAAACCAGAATCAATCACAGTGCCCCCCGTAGCAGTGCCGCTTGTCGTCACTTCTACATTGCCCCTACCATTGTTGGCAGCAGTCCACGTTACGCCAGAAAGCGTAGGGTTTAACCGTAGTCGCCACAACACTACGTCACTAGAAGCAGTGGTTGTAGAAATCCTCACGGGAAGAATGACATTACCAGTGCGACCACTGGCCATACGAATGCCAGCAGTAATGCGTTCTCCAGAAGTGTTGGGTACTGTTGAAAGACTATGCGACACTGAATAAATGGCACCATCTGGCTCGTAGCCGCCTTCGCTCAACAAGCTACAACAAACATGCTTCATTGTCGCTGAAGACGTTTGAGCACTGGCGTTATGAATGCGATAGGACAATGGCAGGATAGCTGTTGTCATATAGACGCTATCCAATGCATTGAAATGTTCAAACTCATGGCAATAAACTATTTCTCCGTCAATAACAAAGCCACACCTAACACGTCCCACTCCTAACCATTCCAAATCGGCAGTAAAGATTTGCGCCTTGGCAAAATCAAGAGAAGAAAGCGTGTCGATGTTCCAATTGCTTTGATTTACCACGTCTTCATTGATGGTGCCAGAAGCATAGCTTCTCACTACAAACTGCAAGGTAGTACCACTAGCGCGTAGCATAACGCCATTTTGATCATTAAAAATCCCCACTTCTTGAATGAGACCAGATGCAAGTGGAGCGCCAACAAGGCTTTGCAAAAGCATCATGCTTTTGCCTGCTTGATACGGAAAATTTTGCTTAGTCCGACGAAGAACAGTGTCTCCCGATGCAGTGGTGGTGCTCATTGCTACGCTGCTTTGATGCGTTAAAAACGTAGAAGTGCCACTGCCAGCAATGCTGTCAAACCATTGATCAGGACGCTTGTCGTAGCGCATTGTGCTATCAAAAAGCGTATAGGGAGCACTCGTGCGCTGTCTGCCGAAGGCATCTACGCTGCCACTATCGGGGCCTTTTTGTAAAATCTTTCCTCGATAATCTGCCTCAATATGAGTTTCAAACTGTTCACCGCCTCTAATTACTTGTCCCATGAGAATAATGTCTTTCTTTTATTGTACGCGCAAAAAGAAAGGGCCTTTCGGCCCTTTGCTTATTTACCTTGCCCAATTTTTAGCTTGCGTCCGTGGCTGGCTTTGCTATTTTTGCCATTACCCTGCCTCGTGCGTTTGCTTTTGTTTGGGACAAGCTGCTTTTGTCCGCTAATGCCTACTTTGCTTCGGGCTGCCATGGAGAAAAGACGAAAACAGAAGTTTAGCCAGCCCAGGGCAGACCAGTGCCCTTAGTGGGAGCAGCTTGCTCATCAATTTGAGCTTGGAGAGCAGCTTCAATTTCAGCCACTTTCTCTTCGCCAAATTTGTCGAGCAGCCAGCCCACTACAATTTCTTCCGTGAGATCAGCAAAGGGAATGGTTTCGTCTTCTTCTGGCGCTTCGAGACCAAGAGAACCATACGCCGAGGCACGATAAGTGCCATCGAAGGCTTCAATCGTATAATGCAAAGTGTATACAATGCCGTTGGAAAGCTGGCGCTCAAGCTGAGCAATCTTCCATTCGCAAGTAGTAGCCATAATCAATCAGGATGGTCTTAGTTAGTTTAAACAATGAAAAAAGAAAAGAACGGCGAGAGCACGCTAAGCAGAGTATTGAAGGTGACTACTCGCTCAGCAGACAGACAATCTGAGCTGGCGGATTGTCATACAGCTTTTGGCAGCCTTGCCATTTTTGAGGCAGCCACCAGATACTAAAAACAGTAAAAATAATCAGTACTAATGCTATTGCTCCGAGTGTTGTGTAGTCGTCGATCGATTTCATGCTAATTAGTGGGAATGACTACTGGTCAGTGGCGAGCAAATTCGCCGTGGAGTTCTTCGCGCAGCACTCGAACAGCAGCGGCGCACTCGTCTTTGTCTTTGAAATCTCCAGCGTGATACAGCTTGCCAAGATGCCAAACCTGACCGGACCAGTGGTTTTTGGTGCTGATCCAGCTCACGCCTTTGATGCCTGAGGTGCTGTCCTTTCGCAGCTTGGTGTTGCGCTGGTTTTGCGACACAGTGATTGGACGCAAATTTTCAATGCGGTTGTTGAGCTGATCGCCATCAATGTGATCCAGCATTGGCACGGGTTCTTTGCCGTGTATGATCCAGATCAAACGATGAGCCATGCGCTGCTTGCCGTTAATAACAATCAGCACATAGCCGCGATTACCAACGCAGCCAGCCTCATCACTGGCTCGTGCTTTGCCACGATTGACTTTCCAGAACAGCTTGCCGTCCCGGTAATCAAACAGTGTGTGGAGAAACTCGCTCGTTAGTTCAGCGTCGCTAGGCACAAGCCCCCGTTCGTGTGACGGGACTAGTATAGCTCCCCAACCCGGTAAATACCGAGCCAGGGAGACTTTCGAGTAGGACTACTAGCTCAGGCGATAAGTCACAAACGTGTTGGCAGCCGTGCGTCGTGAAGCAAAGCGACCCGAGGTGCCAGTAGCAACAGATCCAGAGCCGACGATGGTGTGCGCAGTGCCAGCAAGTACACGCACCAAGCTTGGTCCTGTGTTGATCACGCTCCACTCAAAGGTGAAGTTGTCATAGGTGCCACTAAAACCAGCTTGGGTGTCGGTGCCAGTGGGCAGCGTCATGTCGGTTGCTGCTGCTGACGTGCTGGTGATAATGCCGGTTTTGAGGTTGGCAACAGTCAGCGTTGCAGTGGCATTGACGGCAGCAGGAGCTGGCTGGTCATGTGCAATTACACCGTCGTTGGTAATACGGAAACGCTCCGTCGGGCTGCTTGCTCCATCGGCGGTTGTCGATAGTACGATTCTGCCCGGCATGTCATTAGCGCCGGGGGTGCCGTCTACGGCTGCGGTGATTGATGCACCTCTAATTAAGTTTGTTCCGTCTGAACCTTCAAAAGAAATAAAACCAAGTCCATCATTAGCTTGTACAACAGTTGTACCGCCACGTGTCTTGCCAAAAGAAAGCGATGCAGTAGCATTGCCGTTTTCACGTCTTGTTAAGGAGAGGGTACTTGTATTGTTACTTGTTCCTTCTAACTGAATCTGCGGCGTGATGGTTCCTCCGAAGAAGGTGGTAGCAGCAGTAGACGTGCCAACTAACAACCTGCCGGAGCTGTCGATGCGGAGGCGTTCTTGAGCAGCGCCACCGTTAGGGTTAGTAGCAAAAGTTAAATTGTTTCCATTTTGGCCTGCGCCTGTAACAATACTACGAATATAGCTATACCGATCATCGGCATAGTCAATGCCACCATTGATAAATGTAAGCTGAACGGCTGCCGATCCACCAGTGTTTCTATTTTGAAGCACTAGCAACGATTTAGGCTCGTCCCCATCGGCGCGTGCATGGATTTTGCCTGCAGTATTTGTAGCGCTAAGGGTACCAACACCCAAGTTTCCATTGCTGTTAATGAATACTTGGCCCGTGCTATTTGTGGAAAAAGCTACTGTATTTGCTGACGGCAAATAAACACCATTTGTCGGAACAGTGCTGCTAGAAGGAATCAGCGCTGCTCCAGTGACATTACCCGTAGTAACGACATTCTGCCCGCCAAAATCAGGGCTAATCTTTGTACCAGCAATCGCGGCGCTAGCGTTTACATCCGCATTAACAATGGTGCCGTCAACAATGTTGGCACTGGCCACTGTCACGCCACTAGGTAATGCTCCAGAACCAAGCTTACTTGGAGCAATCGCAGCACTTGCATTGATATCCGCATCGACAATAGTATCATTAGCAATCATCGTGCTGGTAACACTGCCAGTGTCGCCAGTGGTAATTACAGTGCCAGTGACATTGGGGAACGTAATGGTACGATCAGCAGTAGGATTGGTCACTGCTATTGTTGTTTCAAAACTATCGTCTGAACTTCCCTCAAAAACAAGGCTGCCACTAGGGCTAATTAAAAGCTCTCCAGTTAAAGTGCCGCCAGACTTGGGCAGTGCAGCATTCGCAAGGTCATAAGCGCTCTTCACTGCAGTAGAAGACGCAATGGTGGTAGAGCTTGTAGTGCTAGTTGAATCGCTAAGCTTGCTCTGCAAACCAGCGGAAGTGATGGCCCTCACTGCGTCACTACCAGCTTGCGTTTCAGCATTAGTAGCAAGTTCAACTAAGCCAACAGTGCTAGTTGTACCAGAAGGCGTAAGATTGACAAAAGCGCTGCCAGTGTAATAATTAAGACCAGGCGTTGTCAGGCTATTGTCCACCCACAGTTCACCCGTTGAATTACCAGCGCTGCCAGCGGGACTTGCATTGGGAGCGCTAGTTCCCACATGGGCAGGGCCAACTTTCACCACATTTCCTGCGCTGTCCTTAAAGAACATTGCAGGAGTGCCAGATGCAGTGTTGATGGCGATTTGTCCATCTGCAAGCCCCGAAGCCGTGGGGCGCTTGTTAGCAGTGGACGAACGAAGATGCTTAAGAATGGAAGCCATAGCAATGGAAGCCGAGCCAAAATGGCGGCATTAACATTGCCTCATTCTAAAGCTAAGTATATTCGCCTTCGTCTATTTCAGCATTTGTGTCGTTGATAATATGATCTATGTCGGACCATGCAGTGTAATAAAAAGCTTTGCTTGTTTTTACCAACACTTGACCGTAGTCACCATAAGGAGGAATTTCTTTTCCTGCATAGACAAATTTGTCGTGCATTTACTTTCTCCTTGCATGATGATCAGTACGAACCATCATCAACAGTGCCAATGCTCATGATGCCAGTGCCAGATGCAACAACAACTTCCGAAGACCCCCTCACAATGCCAGTGGTGCTAGCCGTGGCAAGCTGCACTCTTGCCCATACAAGTTCATTAAGATCTTCCTGACTGGCCACGCCAGATGCCACTGGCGATAATGCGTTGCCATCAACTAGTACGTCTTGGTCACCAACACCAGCCACTGCGCTGCTCAAATTGACCTTAGTCCAAGATGCACCCACGCCCTGCGATAACACCCAGTTGCCAATGGAAAGGCTTTCAGTTGGCGCAGGAGCAGTACCAACGCCTGATGCAGTGACAATTAAATAGACGCCATTGTTGCTAGTGTTCGGAGCGGAAAGCGCTTGCCCAACAGTAAGCCCAGCTTCAATGCCGTAGCTATTAATGCTTTCAACTGTATTACCAGAAGCGTTATAAGTGCCACCAAAACGAAGGTTAATTTGAGTGGGGCTACCATAACCAAGGTTCAGCCAATAACCATTGGGAACAGGCGCCACTTCGCCCACCCAGATATAAGCAGAGCGGTCATTAGGATTGATCCACCATTGACCAGCAAATTCAGGAGTGGGAGCACTTTCACTGACTTGCGCAATGCCGTAATCAGCAAGTTGAGAAGCCGTGACGCTATTGTCAGCTAAAAATGCACTTCCAAATGTGCCAGTGGTAATTTTACTTGCATCAAGATTTGGAATGTCTGAAGCCGCTAATGCGGCATTAGCAGAAACAATGTGCCCTTGAGCATCAATAGTAATTGAGCCTGTATACGTTCCTGTAACGGCTGCATTGGTATGGCTAATTTCGCCAGTGCCATCCACTGATAAACCAGCGCCTGGATAAACAGCGCCTTTGTCTACGCTGGTAGCAACAGGCAGGTCTGAAGAGACAAGCGCTCTAAATGATGGGGTGCCAGTGGCCCCACTGGAAGGACCAGCAAAAACACTATTAACAGCTTGGTCATCAAGAGAACTGGTAATTGTGGCGGAGAAATTATCTGGATAGCTAACAGTGAAGGCAATGGGAGAAGAATCAACAAAGCTAATTTCACTAATTGCAGCTTGCCGCTCCCAAGAATCGCCGTCCCACGTATATTCAAAATACGTGGCAGTATCAATGTATTGCTGGCCAATGAAATCACCAGAAGCAGTTGGAGAGCCGTTTGCAACAATGGTGGATGAATTATCTCCTATTTTTGCTGCGGTGATGGCATTATCGGCTATCTTTGCCGTAGTAACAGCGCTTCCAGAAATAGCTGCCGTAACAACACTTTCGCTTCCATAGCTATCAAAAGTGAGAGAACCAGCGGCAATATTAACGCTAGTAATAACACCATTATCAATATATCCCGAGCCAACAAGGTTTAAAACGGCAAGTGAACCAAGCCCAAGATTAGTGCGAGTATCTGCTGCGCTATTACCACTTGCAATAAGACCACGCGAATAAGCAGGGAATGACGACACTGCATAAGTGTCAGCTCCCGTTAAATAAATAAGCTCATCTGCACTAGTAGAGAGCCCAGCGATGGAAGCAAGTCCAGCGTCATACGCTTGCACGTCCGTGCCAATGGCAAGACCAAGATTTGTACGGGCATCTTCTGCAGTAGACGCGCCAGTACCTCCATCGTCCACGGCAAGATCAGTGATACCAGAAATGGTGCCGCCACTAATTGCAACGCTTCCTGCATTTTGAACGGCGATATCACCAAGCCCTAAAGAAGAGCGCACTGCTGCTGCATCAGCTCCAGAAGCAATGGTGCGTCCAAATGATGAAAGCGTGGTGGAAGCTAATACTCCCGATGCAGAAGAATAAATGATTTCATCGGCTGCTGTATAACGCTCTGCCACTCCAGAAAGAACAGAGCTATATGCCTGCACGTCAGTGCCAATGGCAAGCCCAAGATTCGCTCGCGCTCCTGAAGCCGTAGACGCACCAGTGCCTCCATCGTCCACGGCAAGATCAGTGATGCCGCTGATCGTTCCTCCACTAATCGTTACATCGCCAGAGATGAAGGTGACACCGCTGATGGTGCCTCCAGAAACTACGATGCTTCCCGCGTCTTGACTGCTGAGTGTCCCAAGTGTGGGAAGTCCAGTCAGGCTTGCATAGGTGCCGCTAGTCGCCACTGGAGCAAGCCCAGTAATGCTGCTTGCTGTAATGGCAATGGTGATACCAGTGGCGGCTGTGATGACGCCCTTGCTATTAACTACAAATTGAGCAACAGTAGCCGCGTCGCCATAGGTGCCAGATGCTACGCCAGTGTCACTCAGTACGTTATTAGAGAGTTTTGTAGTGGAAGCTTGATTAAGCTTGCTTAAATCAATGAAGCTTGATGGAGATCCACTAATTCCATAATTAAAGATGTTGGCTACTGTAATCTTTTTAGTTTCAGCAGCGCTAATATCAACAATGGGCAGTTCATCTGCCTGAGAAAGATCAACAGACAGAGCATTGAGTTCAGAAATGCGAACAGCCATTGTTAATCGTCCTCTTGCAGTACGCCTAGTTCTTCAAGCGTAGATTCATTGCCAATGCTAACATCACCTTCAGTGGTTAAGTCGACAGGACTATCACCAGACCGCAATTTAAATTCTCCAGCAGTAATAAAATCAAAGCTACATTCTGCAATTTGATCAGCTCTCATTGTGAACGCCGATCTAGACAAAATGCCTTGCAGCTCATAATATACGCCTTCAAAAGTAGAATAGCCAGGTGGTTGAGGAGGGCCTGGTTCTAGGATGTAAAATTTCCCCTCAAATCGACTTCCTACTTCCACTTTTTGGATGAGTTCAGCAAGGGCAAGAGGAATTTCCTCGTTGTCCATATTTTTAAAACTGAACAAACAATCAACGCTGCCATTACCTGTAATAGCACTAGCAGAAAATCCTCTAAACTTTTCTCCCAATGCAGTGGTATCAATTGATTCGCGATCAGTGGAGATCGTAAATCCTTGTACTTCACCAAGGGTGTTATAAGCGCCAGGAAGAAGATCAATAGTGACAGGCCAAGGAGCTTCGCCTTCGGTCTTGTTTAATGGCACTGCCAAATATCTTGCATCAGGATTGGCAATAGCATCGCCAAAATTCCTGTACATGCGGATGGCGCCCATTGCATCCACATTGGCGAAAAACTCTAACGGACCAACGCTTGCACCAGGATCATCAATGTAAGTAGTATTAGCCGCGTTTGTATAAAATCGAAAAGGAAGCCCTCTTGAGCTGGTGCCATTAATCCTGATGCGATCACCAGTGGTTATTGTGCCAAAATCAAGATCAAGCCCTTGTGGCGTGCTAAGAGCGAATCTTTTTCGCCCGTAAACAATATCCGCTGGGTTAATTTGCAGATTAAATTGATGAGCGCCACCTACACGCTTAAATTCAATGCTGCCATAATGACCAGCAAAAACTGTCATTTTATTGCCTCAAAATCAAAGCCTACTAACATTAGGCTTCCATGGCACATCAAGGAACGCTCCGTCAATGGTAAAGCTGGTGTCAATAGTCACAACTTCTCCATAGCTGACGCCCATGCTCGCGCTAGTAATAAACGCATTAAACAGGAAGTTTGTTTTCCATAGCGCAGCACCGCCAACAGCTCCAGCCGTTCCACTAACACTTCCATCCACTGCAAGATTCAAGACCACGCGAGGCGCCGTGCCGCGAGGAAATAAAATATCCACCAGTTCAAAGGTGTCTTTTTGACGGTTGGCTTGATTGTCATTAATTTCGTCCTCGTAGAACAATAAAGTAGCACTTCCCTCTCCTGATGTCATGCCTGGCGAAACAGTGCGAACAGTATCTCCAAGCGCAGTGGTTTCAATGATCTCGCTATTACTAGTTAAAGACCAAGAACGAATTTTCGCGATGCGGTATTGATCGTCAAGAATTTCTCGCTCGCTGTCTACTCCGCGAGTTGCAGTAGCATCAATCCCAACGTTAGGGCTCACGTCGATGATATTCTTTTTGTTATCAACATAATAAAATCTCACTACATCACCAGCTTCGTAATTTGCGCCAGCACTAACAACAGTAAAAACACACTGCCTGGATGCTTGGGTGGTGTTAACAGTGCGATCAGCGCGAACAGCCGCCGAACGCCCATCGCCCACGATATTTCTTACTTGATAAACTCCATTTACTACCACCGAAGAACCAGTGGGCACGTTAACAGTAAAAGTACCAGTCAGTCCTGACGATTGACTGCGGGCAATATAAATACGCCCATTATTGCCCGTGTAAATCATGGCGAAGATAGAAGCTTATACGCTCATTCTAATCATAACAATCACTCTTCAACGAATTGACTTGCGTCTCCAATGCGTTTTGCAATGAGAGAAATGCCATTGCTGTCAGTAGGATGCTCTACTGCTTTTACAGTGACTATTCCCTCCTCATCCATCTCCACATCAATCACTCTTGCTGAACGCTTTGAAAGTTTAGAAGACTTTCTCCCCACTGCAAATAGATAGCCCTCATACTGAGCTAATGCGCTAGCAATGCCATTTTGAACAAGTACATTCTGCTTATTGAATGTATTCTGCTTGCCGTTATAAAGGAAGAAGTCATAAAGACTACCACCAGCTTTCTCTGGAAGCTCTCCGCCAATGGGAAGATTAAGTTCTCCTCCAGCTAAAATGCTGCCAGTATGTAAATCGTCCCACGTTTCCTGGCCAATGTCAATATACACATAAGAGCCAGGAGCAATGGAAGCCTCGGAAGGCAGTGTTTTAAGTTCATACGCTTTTCTTGATAAATTACGCATGAGACACATAAGCCTTGCCACGTATACTGCCTGGTTTCGCGTGGTAACAAATTGAGATAAATCGAGAGTTTCACGAATGCACAATGCTTCGTTCGCGCTCTTGAGCCTCAATGTAACGCTTTCATTGCGAGGAAAATATTCATCGCTTTCCGAATCCCTGTAAATAGCCGTGACAATCACATCTTGCGTGGATGCTCCGTAATCCACAAATTCTTCCTTATAAGATCCTTCAAGAATATTGCCTTGGTTGAACAATGTGGAAATAGGAAGTGGTCTGTCTGATAAAATTCTTCCATTTCCATCGGCTGGTACAGAAGGCACAAGAGTAGTTTGTCCTCCAATCGTGGCAAGCTCTAACAAGCTAAACGCAGAAGCTTGCGCCCAGAATTCACGCCATGATTGAGGGTCAATAATTGCTCCGTCCATGAAGAGCTTATTGCGCTGACAAAAAGCTTGGGCTTCTGCAAGGCGTGGCATGTTGATGGATTCAATGCGAGCATATTGGCCGATGCCATTGTCTTTATCTAAAACAGTATCAATGAAGATTTCTGGTGCATAGCTAGATGATCTAGCCTTTGGCGATGCAACAAAAGCATCCACTTGAGCAGCAGAAACATAACTATTGGCATTGCTAGAAAGCGCCCTTACCTTCTTACCTTTTTCCACCCATACTGTCACGTCCCGCAAATCTTGAAATCCACGTCCTGCAAAAGCATGTACTGCCAGCGTAGATAAGCCTCGATACAGTGAGGCGTTGTAATCGCTCCAATTGTCTTTCAATTGCTCATTAACTGCAGCAATTGTAAGTTCTGGCGCTTGCTCATAAGAATACCTGGTCTGCGTGCGCACGTCGTAATTAAATAATTCCCATTCCATCGACTCCTTAGGCCCTTTATTCAATGGAGGCCATGCACTAAATGGAGTGGTGATAAAGCCATTAAATTCAACGACAATATCATTTACACCAGGAGCATTACTGCTGTTTAGTTGACGCTTTCTACTGTTGGCATTGACGTAGGCATAACCAACAAAATTAATTCCCCTTCGACCAGCTTCCGCTTCTGGATCAGTTACGGGAGTCAAGCGAATTTTCCATTCAGCCGTACCGCCCCCTTGTTTAATAAAGCGGAAATAAGTGAAGATATCTTGCTGAACAGATCCTCTAATGCAAAACACATAAGGAATGGTCTTGTATTGATCATTATCTAGTGCATATTCACAAGTGAACATTGCAGTGCGAGGTTGTTGACCATTCTCTCCATTCTTGTAACCATAGTCGTCTTCGTCAGTGCCATATTTCCTTTGACGACCATTGACCTGCCTGAAGAGCTGAAGCTTTAGCGAAAGCTCAATTGCTTCGCATTTTGTCACTGAAGAATAAGCGGCCTGATCAATGCGAGCTAAGCATTTTGTGCCATTGCGTTCTAGGACACTACTGTACAAGATGGGACTATTCTCTATTAATTGCTCCAATGCGTCTATCTCCTTTTGGAGAGTCACCGTCTTCTTGCTCAGCGAATTACGCTTTTCTCTTAATTGCTTCTTTTGCTTCTGATCATAAAAAAAGCTTGCTTCTAGATCTTCCTCAATGTCTGCTATTTGCTGATTTAGAAGGACAATAGTCTGCTCTTTCTCTGAAATCTGCTCCTGATACTTCACCCTGTCTTGCCCTTCGTCCTTGCCATTCCACGCCTCGTTGTAACCAATGCTTGGCATCGGCCCCGACGTTTCACAAACTAATGTGGCCTTGAGAGAACTAAATTCAATTTCTCCGCGCCTATCGTCTGTGTAGGCTACTTTCTTTGCCCTAAAAATAGCCCCGCCAAGTTTATACAAAGACCCATCGTCAAATACTGCCGCTGCATTCCTCAAGATGCTTTCAATGGCTTCGCGACCATCTGCTCCTTTCAAACTGTTACTAGTGGTACTAGCAATAGTGACAACAATTTCTCCATCCTTTGGAAAGTTTGGTCGATTATTTGTCCCCTCCCAGTATCCTTGGGTGCCACTAATTGAAATGGGAACAAAATCACTGGGATCTCGTCCTCCATTGCCTTTTAGTTCAATTGCTTTTGGGCGAATGGGAACAATGCCAGTGATGCTGCAAGTATTGCTAGTAGTGGGAGCGTAAGATTGACTAAAGCCTTTCTTGTTGGACTGGGCATGGGACAAAGCAGCAGTTGTAACATTTGCAGAGTTGCCATACCACGTAGGATCTTCTTTGAAGGCATTGACAGAAATGTCTCCAATGGGAGTGAAATCCTGATAAGTGGTGGCGCCATTATCACTAAAATACAGCCATGCCTTACTTCTCACCACTTGATCGAAAGGAAGCTGGCCCACTGCAGTGCGCTCAGGCTTGATCTCTTCAACGGTGGATGCTCCGATGGAAAGCATGAGCTGCATGAACTGTGAGCCGCCATAGCTCAATACGGCGCTCCACAGAAGCAACGTAGAAAGCCTGACGCCACCATTACGGTTTTGATCCGTGTTGGTATAGACAAGCCCTACTGGCTCTCCATAGCGAGATACTTCCTGGACACCATTGAAGCCAAAGCGCGGCACTGCACGCTGTTCTCTAGTGTTGCGCCCTTGCCCTCTTGGCTGTTCTGGCTGTGGAGCGAGCAATGCTGCTGCCACTTGCAAGATGGTGCCGATAATTGTAAGGACTAAAGCAATGGTGCCAGCAGGCTCATTCCTAATGTCAAAAACAGTGCCTTGTTTCGCATCAATATATTCTTGCTTCGCACAAACAAAATCAAGATATTCTTGCTTCGTTACGCCAAGAGCTTCAATTAAACCATGTTCATAAGGAAGCAACGGGCGATCATTAGAACTATTCCCCGCCATCCTTCTTGCCCCAATAAAGACGTATTCTAGGCAAATTATACAACTTCGCCCTTACAACTTTCTCCCCCGCTGAAATGAAAAGAAAACTATCATCATCAACGACTGTGCCCAAAGCTAGTCCTCCAGTGTTGCCACATAAATAACCCATCGCCCCAATGCGAGCATCGCACTGATCTGCATTTTCTTTCATCCATCTTGCAATCAATGCACCAGGAAATTTCTCTTCTTCCCATTTCTCATATATCCATTCAAAATCTCGCGAATAATCATAAAGGCCAAGCCTTCTTCTTGCTTCGCTCATTAGCTGCAAACAATCAGTGGCTCCCTCACAAGGCTTTTTCCTCCATTGATACGGAAGACCAATTAAATCATTAAAACAAACAAAGCTCATCGCAGTGAAATTTCTGCACTTGTCGGCAATGGTCCAACTAAACTACGAGAAAAAGTGGCGCGGGGAAATTGTCCTCCCACACTGTCCATTGAGCTTCTAAATCGCATTTCAATGGTAGTGTCGGAAAAAGCGGAGCCAATGCCAATATACTGTTCCGTATAGGACGCTCCTGTAAATGCATTCACGGCATTAAGCCAGTAAGTAGTCAAAGTGAGACGACTGAGCCTGTTTCCATTACCTTGTTCCACAATACGCATAGCAAATGCATCATTTGGTAGCAAAAGCTGCATCATTGCATTATCTCCTCCAAGATTGGCTACAGTTCCTTCAATGCGAAATGGAGCAAAAGTATACCTTACATTACTTCCTGGAACCTGCTTTGTTTCACCAATAAAATAGTTTTGATAGTAATTTGTACTAGTCTTGTTTCCATTGCTGTCGTACATAATTAGCTCAAAAAATTGAGCAGCACGAATGGTCGTCATACCAAATCTCCAATGAAAGTAATGGAAATAGTGCTAAGTGCTAACACTGTGCTTTCTATTTGCGGAGAATCAGCGTAAAACCATCTCACATTGGGAATAGTGCGAAAGTTATCGAACGTTGCATCTTTTTTGTAGCCAGAAAACAATTCCCTTGGAATGCGAAATCCTTCAGTGGAGCCATATTGACCATGGTAGTGATCAAAAATAGTATTAAGCACTCCTTCGTCTACGTTCTCAAACGTTAGTTCAAGCGTATAGCCCGA